GTTGCTGGCGTCTTTAGATGGGGTCCAATTGAAGACCGTGAACTTATTTCTAATGAAGACCAATTGGTTGCTCGTTTCGGACGCCCAACATCCGATAATTTTGAAACATTCTTTACTGCAGCAAACTTTCTAGCATATGGTAATAAGCTATATGTTTCAAGAGCTGCAGATGCTAATGCATATAATGCTGTTGCTAATACTGGAACATTTACTGACTTCCAGATTAAGAACCGTGTTGATTATGATAATACAACAATTGATGCTAATGTAGCTTACATTGCTAAGTATGCTGGTGATCTTGGTAACTCACTAAAGATTTCAGTTTGCGATTCATCTAATGCTTATAACAGAGGTATTACTCCTGGTAATATCACTGGTCTAACATATACAGCAAATGCTACAACGAATACTGAAATCACAGGTACAGTAACAATCGACACGATTGCTAACACTGTATATCGTACTGGGTATCAGACTGCAAATATTGTATTCACAACAACAGTTGCTTTCAGCAACTCTGCAGCAGCAAATGCTACTACAGATGATGTTATGACTGATGGTGTTGCAAATATTATTGCAGACTTTGCTGCTCTAGTTAATGTTGGCGATTATATTAATATCGGTAACACTTCAACTGGTACTCAGTATGTAAGAATTGAAAGTGTTAGCACTAGTACATCTGTGACAAGTAACTCAGCTGCAACTGGTACTATTACTCTTAATTTCTCAGAGAAAGTTAAGACGCATAGCAATGTTACAGTAACATCTTCTGATACAGTTTACATCAATCGTTTCTGGGAATACTTCAACTATGTTGATGCTGCTCCTGGACAGTCTGTTTATGTTGCTGGTCGTAATTCAAATACATCTGTTACTGATGAAATTCATGCAGTTGTTATTGATGAGGATGGAACATTTACAGGAAACCCCGGTCAGCTGTTAGAAGTATGGGAAGGTATGTCTCGTGCAACTGATGCTAAGGGTGAACAGGGTGGTTCAATCTATTATAAAGATGTAATCAACCAGTCATCAAAATATATTTGGTGGGGTAATGATCGCTCTGGTGCTGCTTCTGCAACATCTACAGCAATTGCTGCTTCAACTAATCAGCTACCATATACTGCTTCATTTGCTCGTGGCGCAGATGGTATTACTGAGAATACAGTAACACTAGCAGCACTTGCAAATGCTTATGATCAGTTTAAATCAGCTGAAGATATTGATGTTTCACTAATTCTTGGTGGTAAATCAAGATTTGGTGTAAATGGCGAAGGTCTTGCTAATTACATCATCGATAATATCTGTGAATATAGAAAAGATTGTGTTCTTTTCGTATCACCACAGAATGCTGATGTTGTCAATGCACCATATCAGGAAGCAGAAAATACAATTGCATTCCGTAATTCTATTAACTCTTCTTCTTATGCTGTAATTGATTCTGGCTATAAGTATCAGTATGACAGATACAATGACGTATATCGTTGGATTCCTCTAAACGGTGACGTTGCTGGTACTGTTGTTCGTACTGATGACAATAGAGACCCATGGTTCTCACCAGCCGGTTTCAATCGTGGTCAGATTAAGAATGTTGTAAAGTTAGCTTTCAATCCTGATAAGGCAGCGAGAGATCAGCTTTATAAGAATGGTATCAATCCAATTGTTACATTCCCTGGTCAGGGTACTGTACTTTATGGTGATAAGACTGCACTTGCTAAGCCATCTGCATTCGATAGAATTAATGTTCGCAGACTATTCATTGTCCTCGAAAAGGCAATTGCAACAGCTACTAAGTTTACTCTATTCGAATTCAATGATGAGTTTACAAGAGCAACATTCCGTAACCTAGTAGAACCATATCTAAGAGATATTCAGGGTCGTCGTGGTATCTATGACTTCCGTGTTGTTTGTGACGATTCAAACAATACACCTGAAGTTATTGATAGAAATGAGTTCGTAGGTGACATTTATATTAAACCAGCTCGCTCAATTAACTTCATCCAGCTTAACTTCGTTGCAGTTCGCACAGGCGTTGAGTTTAATGAAGTAATTGGCAAGTTTTAATAGGGGAGAGTAGAAAATGGCATTCAGTATCAATGATATCCGTGCTCAACTCGCCCTTGGCGGAGCACGCCCTTCATTATTTCAAGTTACTATTACAAATCCAGTGAATACAGCAGCTGATCTAAAGACACCATTTTTGGTTGAAGCTGCTGCTATTCCAGCATCTAATCTTGGTCTAATCGAAGTTCCATACTTCGGTCGTAGAATCAAGATGGCTGGCGATAGAACATTTGAGCCATGGACTGTAACAGTAATTAATGATGAAGACTTTCTAGTCCGTAATGCAATGGAGCAGTGGACTAATGCAATCAACTCTCTTGAGGGTAATATTACTACTCTCGGATCAGGAGCTCCTGCACTATACAAGTCACAGGCATCTGTAACTCAGTATGGTAAGGCTGGTGAGATTCTTAGAATCTATCAGTTTAATGGCTTGTTCCCACAGGTAGTTTCAGAAATTGGTCTTAACTGGGGAGAATCTGATACACTAGAAAGATTTAGTGTAACATTCCAGTATGACAATTATGAAGTAATCGGTGGTAATACAGGCGATGCAGGTGGTGCATAAAAAGTAATGTTTGGAGCGACTATAAATATACTTAGTCGCTCCATTCTTTACATAAAGGTTTTTAATAATGGTATCAGTTTTCGGTTGGCAATTTAAAAGAGTTGATGATAACAAAGAACCAGAATCATTTGCCCCAGAGGTAAAGGATGATGGTGCTGTTGTTGTCGCTGCTGGTGGTGCGTATGGTACTTTCGTAGATTTAGAAGGTACTGCTAGAACAGAAGCAGAATTAGTTGCAAAGTATAGAGAAATTTCATTAAATTCAGAAGTAGAGAAAGCAATTGATGATATCATCAATGAAGCACTCGATACTGACGATGCTGATATTATAACTCTCAATCAAGATAAGATTGAATATTCAGAAAATATTAAAGAAAAGATTCAAGAAGAATTTGAATACATTCTTGATCTTTTAAATTTCAATACAGATTCCTATGAATTATTCAAAAGATGGTATGTTGATGGTAGATTATACTTCCATGCTGTCATTGATCCAGAAAAGCCATCAGAGGGCTTAAAAGAAATTCGTTATATTGATCCTCGTAAGATTAGAAAAGTACGTGAAGTAAAGCGTACACGAAAGGGTCAAGCAACAATTCAAAATACTAAGAATGAATATTTTATTTACAATGATCGTTCATATCTAACAGCTGGCTCTAATGCTGGTTTACCATTAGACTATGTTGGTTCACAAGGTCTAAAGATTGCTGCAGATTCTATTATTCATGTTACATCTGGTTTGATGGACAAGAATAATCAGATGGTATTCTCACATTTGCAGAAAGCTATTAAGCCATTAAATCAATTAAGAACTCTCGAAGATGCTACTGTAATTTATCGTATCTCAAGAGCACCTGAAAGAAGAATTTTCTATATTGATGTTGGTAATCTACCAAAGATGAAGGCAGAACAGTATCTAAGAGATATGATGGTTCGCCATAAAAATCGTTTAGTATATGATTCCAATACTGGTGAAGTGAGAGATGATCGTAAGTTTATGACGATGCTTGAAGATTATTGGTTGCCAAGGCGTGAAGGTAATAGAGGAACAGAGATCACAACACTACCAGGTGGTCAAGGTCTTGGTGAATTGAGTGATGTAGAATATTTCAAAAAGAAATTATATGAATCACTAAATGTTCCTGTAACTAGATTACAGTCAGAAGCTGGTTTCAATCTTGGTAGAGCTTCTGAAATTTCAAGAGATGAAGTTCGTTTTGGTAAGTTTGTTAATAGACTTAGAAAACGTTTCTCTATGCTATTCTACAAAGCATTAGAAAAACAGCTTATACTAAAAGGTATTATTTCAGCTGAAGATTGGCCTGAAATCAAAAATGATATTCAGTTTGATTATGCAACAGATAACTATTTCTCTGAATTAAAGTTCTCAGAAATTATGATCAATAGAATGAATACTCTAAATCAGATGGAAAATTATATTGGTACATATTTCTCAAGAGAATATGTAAAAAAGAATATTCTAATGCATTCAGATGATGACATTGAAGAAATGAATAAACAGATTGCAGAAGAAAATGAAGTAGAAGCTGAACAAGCACCTCCTCCTGAAGAACAGCAACAGCAGCAGGAAGAACCGCCAGCTTCTAATACAAATAATTAATTTTATAAATAAATTATAAATATTTGGAGAAAAATATGACTACTTTTAGAGATGCACTTGATATGGCACAAGAAAATGATATTGAAGGTTTCAAGAACACAATTGATAGCATTCTAATGGCTAAAATTGGAAATGCTATTGATGCTTATAGACCTGAATATGCAGCAACTATGTTTGCCGATCAAGAAGATTTTGAGGATTCTGAAGAGCCAGTAGAAGTAGTCGATCAAACACAGGAACAGGAAATCGAAAATGAAGACATTTAAGCAGATTGTTTCAGAAGTTGCACAGCCTGTTGCTGGTGACGAAAAGCGGTTTAAAGATAAGCATAAAGTAGACACCATCGGTGATCCTCAGAATAATGGCGATAAGCTATATAAGGGTTCTGAAATTAAGAAAGACAAGTCTAAGATTGCTTCCTATGAAGATGGTGAAGATACAAAAGTATATGAGGAAGTAGAAGGCGTTGATGAAAAGATCGACGTTTATAAAGCTATGAAAGCACGCTATGGAAAAGATTTCAAGAAGAAGTCTCCAGAAGAAGTTGCATCAGATAAGAAGAGTGAACGAATTGAAAAAGATAAAAAGTCTTACAGTGATATGCGTAAGTCAATGGGCATGAACGATTATGAAACAACAAAGAAAATTGTTGGTGAAAAGATCGACGTTGAAAAGGCAATGAGAGACAGATATCAGGGCATGAAAGGAGATTATAAAAAGAAATCTCCCGAACAAGTTCAGGCTGAGAAAGATGCCGCTAAAAAAAAGATGAAAAATGAAGATATTGATCTTGATGAAAAGAAGCTAACACCTGCTGAAATGAAGAAGCGTGAAGAAATAGCAAAAGCAATTGAGCGTGAAAATCCTAACATGCCAATGGGCAAGAAGATGGCCATTGCTACTGCAACTGCAAAGAAAGTTGCTGAATCTATTCATGAAGATATTAAAAATAAAATTGCAGTTTATCGTCCTGATGGTTCTTTCGTTGGATTGATGGATAATTTTTCTGCTGCTCAGAGAAAATATCCAGGTCATACATTCCATTCAATTGAAACTAAACCTATTAAAGAAGCAACTGAAGATGAAAATATTGCGAAAGTAAATGCAATTGCTTCCAATTTGAAGTCTATGACTAAATCATCAACTAAACCTAAAATGCCACATGTAAATGATGGTCTGACAGGCAAAGCAAAAGATATGTTTAGTGTTGAATCATTTGACCCAGAAGGTGAGATGGCAAAGTCTGACATGAGGGCAATTGCTCATAAAGCACTTCAGCTTCATTCAATGATGGATGATGATCAGCAGCTAGAATCATGGTTACAGGCAAAGATTACTAAAGCAAAGTATATGATTGATTCTGTATATGATTACGTCATGTACAATATGCCTGATGAAGATGATGAACCAGCTGAAGACTATATGTCAGCACTTCCATATCCAAATCGTCCAGTTGGTGCTGGTATGTATGGTGAAGAAACTGGTTATAAGTATCCTATGACATATGCTAAGTTTGGCTCTAATAAAGAACGACAACTGACAAAGCATATTAAACATACTCATATTATGTTTCCTGAGAAACCAACAACACCAGAGCGTGTTAGATATGTTGTTGCTAATTCTCCAGAACATAAAAAACTTAAAGTAGATGGATATGAAATCACACACTATGGTGAACATAAAAAAGAAAAAGAAGAGGCAAAGGAAAAAGCTGCTGCTAGAAAAACAACTTCAGAAGCAGCTGATCTAGACACAGCCAATGTTGATAAAGAAGTAATGCATGATTGTGCAAAGCACGTTGTACATGAAAAATGGGGTCCTGGTGACTGCGTTCCCGGTATGCATACTATTTTAGAGACTGCTAAGGGTATCGGCATTGTAACGTACTATGATGTTATGTTTGAGCATGGTCTTGAACAGAACGTACCAGCAGATGATTTAGAAGTTATTCTATCTGAATCTCATGGTCATAAAAAGATGAAAGAAGAGCTAACACCAGCTCAGAAGAAACATATAGATAAAAATAACAATGGCGAAATTGATTCAAAGGATTTTGAACTTCTAAGGAAAAAGAAATGAGAATTTTAAAACCAATTGGGGCTCAAACAGCTATTGGAACAGCTAATAGTGTAGCAAATTCTACTGTTGTAATTATCACAAATATTGATGCTGCAGCACAGACACTTACTAGAGCTTATAGCAATGGAACAACAATTTCAACTATGCTGGTTCTTGCAAATACCCAGTATCTAATTGAAAAAGAGCCAACAGATACACTAGCTGCAACTAATTGTGTTGCAACAGCTATCGCATACTAAGGAATAAAAAAAATGAAACTTATTTGCGAACTAACAGAAGACCTAAAATATATTACAGAATCATCTGAAGATGGTAAGAAGAATCTGTATATTGAAGGCATTTGGATGCAGGGCAATATTAAAAACCGTAATGGTAGATCATATCCAACTGCAACATTAGCAAAAGAAGCAAATCGCTACATTCGTGAGTTTGTAGAAAAGAATCGTGCTTTTGGTGAGCTAGGGCATCCACAGGGTCCTTCTATTAATCTAGATCGTGTATCTCACATGATTACTGATTTGCGCCAAGAAGGTAATAACTTTGTTGGTCGTGCTAAGATTATGGAAACACCAATGGGAAATATTGCTAGAAACATTATTGAATCTGGTGGTCAGCTTGGTGTTTCTACTAGAGGCATGGGTTCTTTAAAAGAAGTCAATGGTATTATGGAAGTCCAAGATGATTTTCATCTCGCTACTGCTGGTGATATCGTTGCGGACCCATCTGCTCCTGATGCATTTGTTAATGGCATCATGGAAGGAGTAGAGTGGGTTTGGAATAACGGTATTCTAAAAGCTAGTAAGATTGAAGAATACAAGGAAGAGATCGAAGAATCCGCCTCTAAGGTTTCAAAGCACGAATTGGAAGAAGCCAAACTCCGTGTTTGGAAGAATTTCCTTACAAGTATTTAATTTTATAAATAATTAAAGTAACAAAATCTAAAGGAGATTATAATGGCTAAAAAAGAGGAAATCAACGAGGAGATCGTAGAAGTAGAGACTTCTGTTGAAGAAACAGAATTCGATACTTTTGAAGATCAAGACGTTGAAACTGTAGAGGAAGATGTCGAGGAAGTTGCAGAGGCTGTTGCTCCTGCTGCTAAGGCAACCATCTCTAAGTCTGAACTCATGTCTAAACTAGTTGGATATGCTTCAAAGATGAACAAAGACACACTTGCTGCTGCAATTGATATGATGGGTGTTAAAGACCCTGATGAGATTGCTGCTGGTGACAAAGCTGCTGCTGATATTGGCGACATGTCTGCTAAGAACATGGCTTCAATTGGTTCTGCTGGTAAGTCTGGCGAAGCAATGCAGTCAGTTAAGGAAGATTTAGCACTAGTTTTCGGTGCTGAAGCCCTTTCTGAAGAATTTAAGGATAAGGCAACTACAATTTTCGAAGCTGCTGTCACCTCTCGTGTTGATATGCTTCGTGTTGAAATTGAGGAAGAAGCTGAAAAGAATCTCTCAGAAGCTATTGAAGAATTCAAAGTTGAATCAGAAGAGAATCTTAATAAGTATCTCGATTATGTTGTTGAGCAGTGGATGGAAGAAAACCGTCTTGCTATTGAAAGCGGCATCCGTGCTGAAGTTACTGAATCCTTCATTGAAGGTCTAAAGAATGTATTTGTTGAACATTACATTGAAGTTCCAGAAGGAAAAGAAGATGTAATCGAATCACTTGCTTCTAAAGTTGAAGAACTAGAAACCAAGCTAAATGAATCTCATGAAGCTAATATTAAGCTCCGTGAATCTATGGAAGCACAGGAAGTAGAAAAAGTTTCTGCTGAAATGGTTGAAGGTCTAACTGAAACTCAGAAAGACAAGTTCAAAGCTCTCATGGAAGGTATTTCATACTCTTCTGCTGAAGAGTTTGCAAAAAAGGCTTCCACTATTAAGGAAACATACTTCGGTGCTAAGAAGGCAGTTTCCGTAAAGGAAGATCAGCTTCTCAGTGAAGAAGTTGAAGAAGAAGCACCTGCCAAGAAGGTCGATCCTTCTATGGAAAAGTATGTAAACGCACTTTCTAGAACTCTAGCAAATTATAAATAATATAATAAAAAATACTGTAAAGGAGAAAAAAATGCAGATAGTAAATGAACAGCTAGTATCCAAGTGGAAGGCAGTCATCGAGCATGAAGACCTTGTCCCCATTAAGGATTCCCATAAGCGTATGGTTACCGCTCAGCTTCTTGAGAACACAGAGCGTGCCATCTCTGAGCAGCAGGCTTTTGCCCCTCAGTCTCTACTAAGCGAAACACCAGTTAACAATGCTGGTGACGGTGTTGTACAGAACTATGATCCAGTTCTAATCAGCCTCGTTCGTCGTGCAATGCCTAACCTCGTTGCTTACGATATCTGCGGCGTTCAGCCAATGACTGGTCCAACTGGTCTAATCTTCGCCATGCGTTCACACTATGGCAACCAGACTGGTACAGAAGCCTTCTACAACGAAGCAAACACTGAATTTGCTACTGTTGTTGCTGGCAACACCACACTAGGCGAAGCACAGACAGGTGGTAACACCACTGTTGCTGTTTCTGGTAACTCAGCAATTTATAACTTTGGTGGCGGTATGTCACTAGCAACTGCTGAAGGTGCTTCAAACACAACTAACGGTTTTGCTGAAATGGCCTTCTCAATCGACAAGGTTTCCGTAACTGCTAAGTCACGTGCCCTAAAGGCAGAGTACACCATGGAACTAGCACAGGACCTAAAGGCAATCCATGGTCTAGATGCTGAATCCGAGCTCGCCAACATTCTTCAGTCAGAAATTCTTGCTGAAATCAACCGTGAAGTAATTCGTACTGTTAACCTAACAGCTACTCCCGGTGCTACTGTTGGTACAACAAATTCTGGTACTTTTGATCTTGACACAGACGCCAATGGCCGCTGGTCAGTTGAAAAGTTCAAGGGTCTAATGTTCCAGGTAGAACGTGATTCTAACGCAATTGCCAAGGCAACTCGTCGTGGTAAGGGCAACGTCATTATCTGTTCTTCAGACGTTGCTTCTGCTCTACAGATGGCTGGTGTTCTTGATTACGCTCCTGCTCTTAACAGCAACAACCTTCAGGTTGATGACACTGGCAACACATTCGCTGGTGTTCTAAATGGTCGTACTCGTGTTTACATCGATCCATATGCTTCCGGTGATTATATGACCGTTGGCTATAAGGGCGCAAACGCATTCGATGCTGGTCTATTCTACTGCCCATACGTTCCACTACAGATGGTTCGTGCAGTTGGTCAGGACACATTCCAGCCAAAGATCGGCTTCAAGACCCGCTACGGTGTTGTTGCTAACCCATTCTCACGTGGTGCTGTTGCTTCTGACGGTTCACTCGTGCAGAACGTAAACGTCTACTATCGTCGCATTCTTGTCGCAAATCTTATGTAATAATAAGAATCCAGATTAACTGGACAGAGAGGGGGCTTCGGTCCCCTCTTTTTTTATATTATAAATATGTGATAAGGAGTTATATATGCCAGCATTAAACAATCAACCGGATAATTTAAATTTCTTATCGCCACTTGGGTTTAGATTCTTTTTCAAAAGATCGCCCAATGTGAATTTCTTTCTTACAGAAGCTGGTGTTCCTTCCTTGAGTGTAGAACCTATTCCAATTAGGACTCCATTTCAGACATTAAATGTTCCTGGAAGTGGCGTTATTAATTATGGTGATTTTGATATTACATTTAAAGTAGATGAAGATATGCGCAATTATCAAGAAATATATGATTGGATAATTGCTAATGCTGCGCCAGAAAGATTTTCTCAACACTCTGTTGTTAGAGATGCGCCTATAGTATCTGGTGCTGGCATTCATTCTGACGCTACTTTAACAATACTAAATAGTGCGTATAGACCAAATATTGAATATCAATTTCAAAGAATGTTTCCTATCAGTTTATCAAATCTTAGATTTTCTACAGCAGAAACAGATGTAGAATATATTACTGCACAAGCATCTTTTAAATTTGAAATCATGACAATTAATAGATTGACTTAGTATCGATTTAATGTTATATTATAAGATGTTTATGTGGAGATAGAAATGAAGATAGAAGAAATATTCGATTTATGGTCTAATGACAGTGTAATTGATATAACAAATATTAGTCAAGCATCTACTGATGTTCCAAAATTACACTTTAAATATTACAAGATTTTCTCTGAAGAGAGATTACTTCTTCGTAAGTATATTGAAGAAAAAAAGCAATTGATACTACTAAAGTCTGAATACTATAAAGGTGAATTATCTCATGAAGAATTACAAGATAATGGTTGGGAACCTTTTCTAAAGAGACTTCTCAAATCAGATGTACCACAATACATAGATGCAGATTCAGATATAATCAAGTTAAATTTAAAGATTGCTTTGCAGCAAGAGAAAGTAGATTTACTAGAATCTATATTAAAGACTGTAGCAAATAGAACATTTCAAGTAAAAAATTATATTGATCATGAAAGATTCAGGACAGGTGGATAAAGTTAACATTACCAAAGTGAATGAAGTTTATATTAGAGTAGATTGTGATCCATCTATTGCTATGGAGATATCTGATCTTTTCACATTCACTGTTCCATCTGCTAAGTTTCATCCATCATATAAAGCTAAGTTCTGGGATGGAAAGATAAGATTATTCAATGTTAACACCAAACTCCTGTATCGTGGTCTATTAGATAATCTTGTAAGTAATTTAGAATCAAGAAACTATATTTCAACAATTGACAAATCATTATACCAAAACCAGAATATCAAGTCAAGTGAAATATTAGAGTTTGTTAAAAATTTAAAAACACCGTTTGCACCGAGAGACTATCAGTTAGAAGCATTTGCACATGCAATCACAAATGAGAGGTCATTGCTTCTATCACCAACGGCTTCTGGCAAGTCATTTATTATATACTTAATAGCGAGATATTATGATGTACGCACTCTTATTATTGTTCCAACTACTTCTTTGGTTCATCAATTATCCTCTGATTTTTGTGAATACGGTTTTGACTCTGCTAGAAATATTCATAGAATCACTGGTGGTGTTGATAAATCAAGCGATAAACAATTTACAATCTCAACATGGCAATCGCTATACAAACTTCCTAAAGACTATTTCGAACAATTTGAAATGATCATAGGTGACGAAGCTCATTTATTCCAAGCAAAGTCACTTACTAAAATTATGGAAAAAACTATAAACACCAAGTATAAGTTTGGTTTCACAGGAACACTTGACGGTTCTTTAACAAATCAAATGGTATTGGAAGGTCTATTTGGTCCCGTTCATAAAGTAATATCTACTGCTGAACTGATAGAGAAAAAACACTTAGCAGACTTTAAAATTAAGTGTATAGTACTAGATTATACAGATGCAGAGAAACAAGATGCCAAGAAGTTTTCGTACCACGATGAAGTAGACTTTCTTGTAAGAAATGAAAGAAGAAATAAATTTTTATGCAATTTATGCACTAATCTTGAAGGAAACACACTAGTACTATTTCAATTTGTAGAAAAGCATGGTAGACTACTATATCAAATGATGAAGGATGCAAATAATGATAGAGAACTTATGTTTGTATTTGGAGGTACTGAGGCTGAAGATCGTGAACAAGTTAGAAGAATTACTGAGCAAAGCAAAAATGCTATTATTGTTGCTTCTTATGGAACCTTTTCAACAGGCATCAATATTCGTAATCTTCATAATGTCGTGTTTAGTTCCCCAACCAAGTCTCGCATAAGAACACTACAATCTATTGGTAGAGGTCTCAGAAAGTCGGATACAAAAACATCAGCAGTGCTATACGATATAGCCGACGATCTTAGATGGAAGTCACATGTAAATTTTACGTTGAAACATTTGATGGAACGTGTTAATATATACAACAGTGAAAATTTTGACTATAGAATGTATAATTATAAGGTATAGATATGCCAGTATTCGTTTTTACAATGCAGAATGGAATAACATTAGTAGCAGATTTAATGTCTGAAACTGATGATGCGTTTATAGCTAGATCGCCATTAGCTCTAACACCAAACGAAATGGTTAGAAATAATGTTCTAGCACATAAAATATTTCCATTTACCGAAAGTGATATTGTTGAAATAAACAAAGATAAAATTATGTTTTTAGGTACACCTGAAAATGATTTAATAGACTATTATTTTGAGATGGTTGCTTTTTATGAAAGCAAGCGTGAAATGAAACTTACTTATGGATTGAAAGGTGCTGTAGAAGGACAGAGTAGACTCTCAAAGTTCATCTCTAATGTATTAGAGAAAAACGATGAAGATGATATTATTCCATCCAATACAACAATACATTGATATGGCAAAACATTACGTTGATAATAAAAAACTATTTACAGTTTTAGTTCAGTATAAAGGAGATGTAGAAGAAAGAAAAACAAATGGTCTTTCTCCTCCTCCTATACCTGAGTATGTTGGTTTATGTATTTTGCAAATTGCAAATAAGTTATCGACAAAAGCAAATTTTGTAAACTATATGTTCAGAGAAGAAATGATTTCTGATGGGATTGAAAACTGCATTAACTACATGCATAACTTCGATCCAGAGAAATCACAAAATCCATTTGCATATTTTACGCAAATCATTTACTATGCGTTTTTGCGTAGAATTCAGAAAGAAAAGAAACAGTTATACATTAAGCAGAAATCACTAGAGAACCTTGTATTAGAGGGTAGCGTAAACGAAAGTCAGCCTGATGACGTTTTTAGTTATCCTATCAATGTAACATTAGATAATGATTATATGAATGATCTTGTAGCATCATTTGAAGCTAAGAAGGCAAAAGACAATGAATAAAGAAATGATTGTATATGTACCACAGATTGTAATTGACGTTGCTGAAAACTTTGCTAAGAGTAGAGATACGTCAAATGCTAAAAACAATTATATGATTCGTTTAGAAGCTATTCGTGACTATTGCAATATGGTACTTGAGCAAGACAAGAAGAATCCGAATAATCATTTTAGAAAGGCAAAGCGTTGAAGAGAGTTGGTACTAATGGTCCTATTAAAAATGTAAAGGAGAGTCAGTGATGCGTATAGCACTTATAACTGACACGCACTTTCGGTATTAGAAATGATTCGATAGCTTCCCATGATTATATGAAAAGATTTATTGATGATGTTTTCTTTCCAAGACTAGAGGAAGAAAACATTAAAGATATTATTCATCTTGGTGATATCGTAGATCGAAGAAAATATATTAACATCTATACTGCTAAAAGATTGCATGAAGATTTTCTGCAACCAGTGAGTAATTATAACTTACATATTATAGCTGGAAATCACGATACGTATTTTAAGAATACTAATTCTGTAAATGCTCTTCGATATGTTATTGAGGGTAGATATGATAACATCACTCTTTATGATAATGTTGCAGAAGAAGTAGAATTTGATGGAATAAAGATGCTTTTTGTTCCATGGATTTGTGATGAAAACAGAGAACAAACACTAAAGGCAATTGATGATACAAATGCTCAAATATGTATGGGGCATCTTGAACTCTCTGGTTTTGAGATGTATAGAGGGTCTGGTGCTTCCCATGGTGATGATCCTAACATTTTCAATAAGTTTGATGTTGTTTGTTCTGGGCATTATCATCATAGGTCTAGTAATCGTAATATTTTCTACCTTGGAGCGCCTTGCGAATATACTTGGGTTGACTTCAATGATCCAAAAGGCTTTCATATTTTTGACACAGAAACGAGAGAACTAGAATTTATTCTTAATCCGTATTCTATTTTTAAAAAATATCATTACGATGATTTAGACAAAGATGTTTCTACTGTTACTAATATAGATGCGTCAGAATTTTCAAATTGCTATGTAAAAGTGATAGTTAGAAATAAAACAAATCCATATTGGTTTGATATGGTAATAGATAAATTAGAAAAAGCTGGTGTTCTTGATCTACAAGTAGTAGATGATCACTTTCATATAGATGATAGCGAAGATAGTGATATTGTAGATCAAGCAGATGATACATTGACAATCGTGAAGAAATATATTAATAATATGAAGTTTGATGCTGATAAAGAACGAGTCAATAGCATCATGATTGAATTATACAATGAAGCTCAGAGTTCAGAATGATTTTATTCAAAAAAATAAGATGGAAAAATTTTCTAAGTACTGGTAATAAATTTACAGAGATTGATCTATGTAAAAACGATACCACTCTTATTATAGGTGAGAATGGAGCTGGTAAATCTACTTTACTAGATGCTCTATCTTTTTCTCTATACAACAAACCATTCAGAAAGATCAATAAGCCACAACTAGTCAATTCTATTAATAATAAAGATTGTTTAGTTGAAATTGAATTTCAAATTGGTTCAAATCAATATAAAATTATAAGAGGTTTAAAGCCAGCAAAGTTTGAGATATATGTTAATGAGAGTATGATCAATCAAGATGCTGCTTCAAGAGACTATCAAGAATTCTTAGAAACTAATATTTTAAAATTGAATTATAAGTCTTTCTGCCAAGTAGTTGTCATTGGCAGTGCTTCTTTCGTTCCGTTCATGCAACTCACTGCACAGAATAGGCGTGAGATTATTGAAGATATGCTAGACATTCAAATCTTCTCTACAATGAATTCATTACTAAAAAGCAAAATATCAGATAATAGCGATGACATAAAAGATACAGATTATAAATTGAATCTTGTTTCTGAAAAGATTTCTATGCAAGAGAAGTATATCACTGAAATGCAAAAAGATAGTGATGAACAAATACGTCTTATACAGAAAGAAGTAGAGAGCAATAATCTTATATGCAAAGAACATAAAGAAAGTTTCAACAATACATTAGAAGATATTAAGAAGCTCAAAGATAGTATATCTGATCATCAAAGTGTTTCTAAAAAACTAAAAGAAGCTACATCAATTGAAATGGATTTGAAGTCAAAAGTAAAAAGACTTCATGAAGATATAGTATTCTTCAATAAGCATGATAATTGTCCTACATGTAAACAAGAGATCGATGATAAATTTAAATGTGATACTGTTGAAGATAGAGAAAATCAAATTAAACAAACAGAAGATGGCATGTCACTTCTTCTGAAAAAAATTGAAAAGATCAATACAAGATTAGAAGAAATAGCAGAAACGAATAGTAAGATTACTGATCTTAATATTCAACTCGCTACTTTGAATACTAATATTGAAAACATAAAGAAGCATAACGATTCTCTAAAGAATAAAGCTCTAGAACTATCAAACAAGAGGGATGCATATAATAACAATGATAGCATTCTTTCAGAATATGAAAAAGATTTTGATGAACTGACTGCTCATAAGAGTAGCATTCTAAAAGAGAAAGATGCTTTGCAAATTGCAGCATTAGTATTGAAAGATGGTGGTATTAAATCTAAAGTGATTAAACAATATGTACCAGTTATAAATAAGCTAATAAACAAATACCTTGCATCTCTAGATTTCTTTGTCAATTTTGAGCTTGATGAGACTTTTAATGAGACAATTAAATCTAGATTCAGGGATGTCTTTTCATATGCTTCATTCAGTGAGGGTGAAAAGATGCGAATCAATCTTGCAATATTATTTACGTGGAGAGCTATAGCAAAACTAAGAAACAGTGCTTCAACGAATCTTTTGATAATGGATGAGGTACTGGATGGTTCTCTTGATAACAATGGCACAGACGAATTTCTTAAAATTCTTGCAACATTGACAGAAGATACAAATACGTTTATCATATCACATAAGGGTGACATACTCTTTGATAAATTCACAAATGTAATTAAATTTAATAAGAAGAAAAACTTTAGCATGGTGGCATAATGGAATTAGTTATTGGCGAAAAAGATGTTCTAAAACAACCTTGTCTTGCATTTGATTTTGCAACTCCCCCATTTGAACCTATTCAATTCGCACATGATCTAATGAAGTTCATGTATGATAAGAATGGTATTGGTCTAGCTGCGAATCAGGTAGGGATTCCTTATAGAGTTTTTGCGATGAGGGGATCACCAGAAAACTTTGTGTGCTATAATCCAAGGATTGTTGATAGATCAGAGGAACAGATTTCCTTAGAAGAAGGGTGTCTATCTTTTCCTAATCTTATTGTCAAGGTAAAGAGATCAAAAGAAATTCGTGCTAGATTTCAAACACCTAATGGTCAATTGCTCACGAAAAAATTTATTGGAATGTCTGCTAGAATTTTTCAACATGAGCTTGATCATCTTGACGGAATGATGTACTATAATAGAGCTAACAAATATCATCGTGACAGAGCATTCAGAAAGGCTAAGATATGACAGAGGAAAAAACAGAAGTTAATGGCTTCTGGGTAGATGATTATTTTGTTCATATACCAGAAAATGGTGAAATTATTGAAGAGACAAAAGAGGGGCTTTCAATTAAAGTTGCAATTTTTGATAAAGAAGCTAAAGTTGTCGATATGACACCAGAACTGCATGAGAAAGTTTCTGCTGCACTAACTAAGATTCTAGAAGCAGCAATGGATGAAATTGAAGGTGAGAATAAGTAATGAACATCTTTTACATTGATGAATGCCCTGAGCAATCTGCTAAGTGGATGGTTGATAAACATGTTGTCAAGATGATTCTTGAGACAGCACAACTTCTATCAACTGCACATCGTGTTATTGATGGCATTGAAACAAATGCTATTTCTGAATCAGGTAGAAATAAAAAGATATGGATGTTACGTGATGATCGTGAAAATATATTGTATAAGTCCACACATATAAATCATCCAAGTTCTATTTGGGCAAGAGATACCATTGTCAATTATCAATGGTTGTGGAAACATCTAAAATCATTGTGTGGAGAATACACACATCGTTATGGTAAAGTACATAAAGTAGAATCAAGTGGTTTAATGGATAGATTATACACACCACCATATGATATAAAGAAACACAACATGACTACAATGTCATCAGCTATGGATGATGAATACAAGATTTCCAATAACCCTATTCAAAACTATAGAAACTATTACAAGCTAGGAAAAGCATCACTGCACAAGTGGACAAATCGCCAAAAACCAGAGTGGATATAATGACTAATTTTGAAAAAGTAGCAGAGTTCATGAATGCGTTTAAGCAAGACGTAGAAACAGAACCACAGTGGACAAGTGTATCGGAACTAAGGTATAGTTTGATTGACGAAGAACTAAAAGAACTTCGTGAAGCACTTGATGATAGAAATCTTGTTGAAGTTGCGGATGCTTTAACTGATCTTCTGTATGTTGTTTACGGAGCGGGGCATTCATTCGGCATTGATCTTGACAAGTGCTTTGAAGAGGTTCATAACAGCAATATGAGCAAACTTGGTGAGGATGGTAATCCAATATATCGTGAAGATGGAAAGGTTCTAAAAGGACCAAATTATTGGAAGCCAGATTTGAAGAAGGTACTATTCGATGTTTGATACTCTATCTGACAAAGAAAGAATTTATCGTCTAGGAATAATTGGAGAAAAAATGTATTGAGATATAAATCTGGTATTAAAATTCCATCTGGTATTAATAATTATAAAATGAAACTCATTGATAATTGGAATGAAAGTGAAAACAAATGACAGACGATAAATTAGAATATACAAAGCCCAATGTTAGTTGGTCTAATGACAAAGAAAATTCAGTCGAATACAAATTTAATGAAAATAATCTAGTCAAAGAATTGAAAGAATATATTGACAGTACATATACAAAACATTATGTTGGACCTGATAATATTCAGGCATTCGAATTGATTGCTTCTGCTGGTCATGCAGAAGGTTTTACTATTGGTGATATCATCAAATACGCAGCAAGATATGGTAAAAAGAATGGTAGAAATAGAGCAGACATAATGAAAATTCTACATTACGGTATTCTATTACTTTATACACACGATAAGGAATGTAAAAATGGAAATTAAAATTGATATTGGTGAATTGCGAAAGCGTAAACTATTTGTTGCTACACCAATGTATGGTGGCCAGTGTAATGGTCAATACGCAAAAGCTATGTGTGATTTGACTGGAACATTTACAAAGCATAATTTAGAACTTCGTTCTTATTTTCTTTTCAATGAATCTCTAATCACACGTGCCCGTAACTATTGTGTTGATGAGTTTATGAGATCAGATTGCTCACATCTTTTGTTTATTGATTCTGATATTGCTTTTAACCCGCAAGATGTTATTGCACTACTAGCATTACAATCAGACGATTCGCCATATGATGTGATTGGAGCACCATACCCCAAAAAGTGTATTACATGGGAGAAGATCAAGCAAGCAGTGGACAAAGGTGTTGCTGATGAAAATCCAAATGTATTAGAAGACTTTGTTGGTGATTTTGTTTTCAATCCTGTCTTGAATCCTGGTGAACAATCACGTAATATCAAACTTGATGAACCAGCAGATGTTCTAGAAATTGGAACTGGGTTTATGATGGTGCGTCGAAAGACATTTGAGATGTTCAATGAAGCATTTCCAGAAACATCATATAAGCCAGATCATGTTAGAACTAAAAACTTTGATGGTTCACGTGAGATCATGATGTACTTCCAAGCAGAGATTGATGCAAAGTCTAAAAGATATCTTTCTGAAGATTATTGGTTCTGCCAGAAGATTCGTGAAATCGGTGGTCATGTTTACATTTGTCCATGGATGCATCTACAACATGCTGGTTACTACAACTTTGGTGGCAAGCTACCAGCTCTAGCATCAATCGGTGCTTCTGCAACTGCTGATCCATCATTGCTTACAAACACAAAGAAGTGAGAAAGGTAAATTGTTATGAAACTAAGTGAATCTACTGTTAATGTTCTGAAGAACTTTTCTTCTATCAATCCTTCTATTCTGTTCAAGCCAGGTAATGTAATTTCTACAATTACACCAACAAAGACTGTTATGGCAATTGCTAATGTAGCAGAAACATTTGAAGTAGAGGCTGGAATTTATGAGCTTTCTAAGTTCATTGGAGTTCTGTCTCTTTTCAACGAACCAGAATTGAAATTCAGCAATTCCAAGATTGATATTAAAACAGACAAGAGAAATCTTTCTTATGTTTGTGCTAATCCTGAAATGATTATCTATCCATCTAAGTCTATTACTATGCCAGATATCATTGCAGAATTCACACTTCCAGAAGAAGAATTTATTGCAATGAATAAAGCAGTATCTGTTCTTCAGCTACCAGAAATTATTATCGAATCGGAAGATAATAAAATCTTCATGGCTGCTACTAATCTAAAGAACCCAACAAGCTACAACTATAAAGTTGAACTTGGAGAGACTGATAAGAATATCAAAGCAGTTATCAAGACAGAATACTTCTCCAAGTTGATGCCTAATGATTATGTGATTTCTATCACAGATAAGAACATCTGTAGTTTCAAGTCTGACAAAATCACATATTATGTTGCACTAGAGAGCGTATAAGTATATAAATTATGTTTATGTGATGAGGAGATTATATTATGCAAGAACAGTTTGTTTGGGTAGAAAAGTATCGTCCTAAGACTGTCCAAGAGTGTATCTTACCAAAAGACCTCTTGGACACTTTTCAGGATTTTGTTAATAACAAGAACATTCCAAATCTTTTGCTATGCGGCGGTGCTGGTGTCGGTAAGACAACAATTGCCAAAGCAATGCTAGAAGAACTCGGTTGTGACTACATGATGATCAATGGTTCACTGGAAGGTAGAAACATTGATATACTTCGCACTACAATTAAAGACTTTGCTTCTGCTATGTCTTTTGCAGGTGGTCGCAAGTACATCATTATGGATGAAGCTGATTATATCAATCCTTCATCCACACAACCAGCTCTTCGTAATTTCATTGAAGAATATTCTGCAAATTGTGGATTCATCTTTACTTGTAATTACAAGAACAAGATTATTGAACCTCTAAAATCTAGATGTTCTGTGATAGACTTTAATATAGCTGCTGATAAAAAGCCTGAAATCGCTCTCAAATTCATGAAGCGTGTTTGTAGCATTCTGGATCAAGAAGAGATTACTTATGATAAGAAAGTTGTTGCTGAATTAATCAATAAGCATTTTCCAGATTGGCGAAGAGTTCTAAATGAACTTCAGAGATATTCGTCTAATGGTACGATTGATACTGGCATATTCGTAAATCTAGAAGAAGGTAATCTAAAAGCTCTTATAAAGATGCTTAAAGATAAAAACTTCAAAGATATGCGTAAATGGGTTGCAGATAACATTCATAATGATGCTGTTAACATATATCGTGCTTTGTATGATAATGCTTATCAATATGTGAATCCTTCAGACATTCCAAACCTTGTAATCATTATTGGCGATTATATGTACAAGAGTGCTTTTGTTGCTGATCAAGAGATTAATATGGTTGCAGCTCTAACACAGATTATGATGGAAGTGGATTTTAAATGAACGTATTCGATATAGTAAAAGATATTTCTACAGAAAAGAAAAACATTCTAAGAAATGATGATAATGCACATAAGCTATATGATGCATTTACGATCAATAAAGCGTTTTCATATTATAAAGATACTATTATGTATGCGAATGAGATGAATCAATATGCAGAGTTACCAAAATCATTACAAAATGATTATTATATAAATAGTATTAGACCTGCGAAAAGATTCTCGAAGTGGCATAAAAAGATAGACGATGAAGATATTAATGCTATTCAGGAATATTATAAGGTGGGTTATGCTAAAGCATCTGAGTATAAAAGTATTCTTACTAAGAGGCAGTTAGCTACCATAAAAGAAAGAATAATAAAAGGTGGTTAATAATGGAAAATATTCTAGATAGTTTTATTGAGGTCAGATTAAAGAACTCAGAAGATTTTTTAAAAGTAAAAGAAACATTATCTCGTATTGGCTTAGCATCTAAGCGTGATAATACTCTGTATCAGTCTTGCCATATATTTCACAAACAAGGAAAGTACTATATTGTACATTTTAAAGAGTTATTTCTTTTAGATGGTAAAGAATCAAATTTCTCCGATCAAGATTTAGCTAGAAGAAATAGAATAGCATCTTTATTGAGTGAATGGGGACTGATTGATATTATAAATCCTGAGAAGATAGAAGATAATCTAGCTCCTCTAAATCAGGTAAAGATTATTGCTCACAAAGACAAAGCAAATTGGAATCTACAGGTAAAATACACAATCGGTAATGATTACATGCATTCAAAGTGATTATCACGATCTGTTGTGTAATAAACGTCCTTGATGCCAAACGTAGCAATTGCTCTCTGACAACCAGGACAAGGTTTAGCCAAACCCCATACCTTTCTTTCATCTTCTGATGAGATTTGCTTCAATCTACAAATATACAGCGTTGAGCGTGCCAACTGTTCTTGTGTTAGCACTTTCAACGCATTTTTTATAGCATCAGTCTCAGCATGAAGATATATAGCATCCTCATGCTTCGAAAACTTCTGTTGGAATGGATGCGTCTTCAGCTGATTTGATCCAAACGAAATGAATTCGTTCTTATAGACGATCCCAGCAGATATCTGCGCTCGGAACACTCTGGGCAAATCACGAGCGATCAAGCCAAGAGTTTTAAAATATTTGTCGTGTTTCATGATAGAAATATATGTGATTTTTCAGAAAAAATCAAGAAAAATCATAACCTACTGTTTTTATTAAATAAAATAATTCAGTTTTTTTCAAAATAATTGTTGACTCCATAGGTCAGATATGAGATTATACATCATCAACTGATGGAGATGAGACATGGAAATCAACGAAGCAGTAGCAATCGCAGAACGTCTTGAAAGCCTATTTCGTCGGTCTCACAACTTTGGAAAGGATCGACAAGATATCCTAGAGGAAATCTGGGATATGGCTGAAGACATGCGTTCTTGGGCTGAAAGGCTTGAGAAGGCTAAAATTGAAGCAATCTTTAAAATTGAAGCAATCTTTGACGCTGAGTTGTAAAAAAAAAGAGTCAACACCTATCTTTTTTGAAAATAGGTGTTGACTCCAATCACAAGATATGAGATTATGCATCATCGAATGGAGGAAAGGCATCATGAATCCAGCAATCACATGGACGTTTTCTGACTTTTTGAATGAACTTATCCATCTCGATGAGATATCTGAAATTCCCGGAGTCAATGAAAAGCGCCAGAACATCATCGATCAAATGTGGGAATTCTTTCCACAGGAATCAGTAGAAATCGGTCTAATCAAAAAGGTGAAATCATGATAGATCATATGCAAATGCTTGATGTTATTGAAAATCCAATCGCTGATATTCGTGACTTGGAATCTGAGTTGACGGAAGTCCTTATGCGTGGTCTGAAGGGTGGACTGTTCGAAGCAGACATAGTAAAGCTATTGGACAGTCTCACTGAAACTCTTTTGGAGGAGGTGTAAAATCAAAGAAATTTGATTTTTTTGAAAAAAACTGTTGGCACAACATCCAAATATGATAGGATGTATATGTTGATAACGCAGAAAGGTAAATGAAATGGCACACATGGTAGAGACAATGGCTTATGCTGGTGAAGTTCCGTGGCATGGCCTTGGTAAGCGGGTTCTTCCTGATCTGACTCCTGATCAGATGCTTGTTGAAGCTGGACTTGATTGGGAAGTCGAAACTCATCCTCTCACCTATCGGTATAAGGGTGACAATTTTAAGTCTGGTGACAGCGCACTTATTCGTTCTTCTGATGGCTCTTATCTGTCTACAATCTCTGATGATTGGAAGCCTGTACAGAATCACACCGCTTTTGAATTCTTCAATGAATTCGTAATGTCTGGTGATATGGAGATGCATACCGCTGGCTCTCTCAAGGACGGCAAGATGGTTTGGGCTCTTGCAAAGGTAAAGGACACATTCGAAGTCACTTCTGGTGATGCTGTAGAATCCTTTCTTTTGTTTTCCAATCCTCACGAATATGGAAAGTGCATCGATATTCGTTTCACACCAATTCGTGTTGTATGCAACAACACTCTTACTCTTGCAGTAAACACTGCTGCTGATAAGGTTGTTCGCAAGAACCATCGTGCAGAATTCGATGCTGAAAATGTGAAGGACATGCTTGGTATGGCTCACAGGAAGATGGAAGCGTACAAAGAAATGGCTCAGTTCCTTTCTTCCAAGCGTTTCAATCCTGCTGATATCAACAGCTACTTTGGTCAGGTATTTCCTTCTCTGTCGAAGAAGTATGCTGATGCAATCCTTATCGATTCAACTTTGTCTCGTCCTGCCAAGGAAGCAAAGTCTTACCTCGATGAGCAGCCCGGTGCAGAGTACGGAGAAGGTTCTTTCTGGCAGTTGTTCAACGCAGCTACATACTATATCGATCACAAAGCTGGTCGTTCAGAAGATACTCGCCTGACTTCTGCTTGGTATGGTGCAAATCGTGATAAAAAGATTGTAGCACTGAACAAAGCAGTTGAAATGGCAGAAGCAGCCTGATATAATAAAAGAGTGGAGATTTCTCTCCACTCTACCATCTAGAAAGGGTTATGAAATGGATTCTCTTATTGAAGCTCTGAAGAACACTGTTGTGCATGTACACTTCACAAAAAAGAATGGAGAAGTTAGAATCATGCGCTGCACTCTTATGGAAAGTATGTTACCAAAGCAAATCGATCTTGAAGAATCAATTCAGAACAAGACAGAATCAAAAACGAATATTGCTGTATGGGATTTGGAAAAGAAGTCTTGGCGTTCATTTCGAACAGATTCGGTTTTGAAATGGAGCTTTCCATTAAATGAGGTAATCATATGAAGATAGGATTTACAGCTGGAGCATTTGATTTGCTCCACGCTGGTCATATACACTTTTTAATAAAATGCAAAGATATGTGTGATGCTCTTATTGTAGGTCTTCATACTGATCCATCAATCGATAGACCAGAAAAAAATAAACCATTGCAATCTGTATATGAAAGATATGTTCAATTGGATGGTTGTCGAGCAGTCGATAAAATCATTCCATACGATACAGAAAAAGACCTTATAAATATGATAGCGTGTGAGAAGATGGATGTTAGGTTTCTTGGTTCCGATTATATAAACAGCCGATTTACTGCTGATGATTTATGTAAGCAGATGCAGATTGATGTTGTGTTCATTCCAAGACTTCATGATTTCAGCTCTTCAAGTTTACGAAAGAGAATGAATAATGCAAAAAGCTATCTTGTGGGATAGAGATGGTACGATTAATAAAGTAATCGCTAGACCAGATAATCCAATATCTTGTCCATATTCATTTGATGAATTTGAATTGCTTCCAGATGTTTTTGATATACTCAGACAGACATTCGTTCTTGGATATAAAAACATTGTAGTGACGAATCAACCAACAGTGAAAGAAGGAAAACCATCTCTAACTGAATTGAATCGTATTCATGGATTTCTAGTTAGCAACTGCTTCATTACAGAATGCAATTATTGTACTGATACAACTTCTCACAGTTATAAACCTAATCCTGGAATGCTAGAAGATGTTATAATGAGATATAACATCGATCCCTTTTCTAGTTTTATGATTGGAGATAGATGGAAAGACATAGTTCCAGGGCATGAAGTTGGTCTAAATACTGTGTTCTTTGGAACAGAATATACATGTCCGAATGATATAGATGTGCGACCAGACTTTATGATAAATGATATAAAGGATTTGATATCCATTGTGAGGTGATATGAAGGTAATGATTACAGGAGCTGCAGGATACATAGGCTCTGTTGTTTGTAAGATGGCTAACGCAATGAACTGGTATGTCGTTGCAATTGATCCTGTAAAGCCATCACACAATTATTTTGATAACTATATTGAATGCACCGCTGGAAGTTCTATCATTCCAGAGATGTTGACTATTGGTGAAATCGATAAAATATTTCACCTTGGTGCTATTGCTTCTGTTCCTGATTCGATGAAGCATCCAGCAAAGTATTACAATCAGAATACAGCCGATACAGCAATGCTTCTTGATAATCTTCAAGCTATGAATTGGAGAGGTCATATTGTGTTCTCTTCAACTGCTGCTGTATATGGCGATCAATCTGTACCATGTACAGAAAATATGGAATTGAATCCAATCAATCCATATGGACATAGCAAACTTATGTGCGAACAGATCATTAAAGATGTTTCTACATATTATGGTTTGAATGCAACTGTGTTTAGATATTTCAACGTAGCGGGTTCATATAATAATATTGGTGATCACTTAGACAGCGATCATGTTCTACAAAGAATATCTGAAAGTTCTATAACAAAATCTAAGTTCTATGTGTTTGGTGTTGATTACGATACTCGTGATGGTTCATGTCTTCGTGACTTTGTTCATGTGATGGATATTGCTAGAGCGCATTTCTTTGTGGATACAAAAGTAGATATTGAACATCCTAGATTTGAAGTGTATAATCTTGGAACATATAAAGGCACAACTGTTATAGAACTTGCAAATATGTTTAAAAAAGTTACTGGTGAAAATCTTCTTGTAGAATATAGAGGACGTAGACCTGGCGATCCTCCAGTTCTCATTGCATCACCACACAAGATTAAAGATATTGGATTTGAGTTTGTGCATTCTAATATTGAGTATATTGTAGGTTCATCATGGGAATATTATAAGGGAAAATATAATGAGCGATAGTTATAATCCATTTGAAGAAAACGAAATTTCAATTCATTCGCAAGGCGGCACAGAACGAATGAAGAGAGGTCTTGCACAGAGATTGCCAGAAGGTCTTGCTGATGATTTTCAAGTAATCTGTTCTAGGATTCGAAAGTATGAAGAAGATAAGATTCGTATCTATTGGGTACACGATCTACCAGAAGACCCAGAACTTGCACATATAGCAACAGAAGAATCCAGAAGCAAATTTCATCAATTCGTATTTTGTGGTCAATGGCAGTACTACAGGTTTCAGCATCATCTGAAATTTCCATATAACATTAAATCAATTGTGATCGATACTGCTATTGAACCGTTCGATCTAACAGAACCAAAGCCTGATGATAAGATTCGTATGATCTATACATCAACACCACAGAGAGGGCTGCAGCTTCTTGTTCCTGTATTTGAAGCTCTTGCAAAAGAACATTCAAATATTCATCTAGATGTTTTCTCATCTTTTAAAATCTATGGTGGTGATTTTGAAAAGATGGATAAGCAGTTTGAACCATTATATGATCAGATTCGTAATCATCCACAAATGACATATCATGGTTTCGCTCCAAACGATGTTGTAAAGGATCATTTGAAGAAAGCACATATATTTGCATATCCATCTATTTGGGTAGAATGTAATAGTCAAAGTTTGATTGAAGCAATGTCTGCAAAGTGCATTTGTGTTCATCCAAACTGGGGCGGTCTAATTGATACTGGTGGAGGTCTAACACACATGTATCAAGGCGATGCTGATCCCAATGTTCATGCAAATGTTTTCTATGCTCAATTACAAGCAGCAATTGCTGCTGTAGGTAATCAAGGTGTTGATAACTACCTTTCTTTTGTTAAATCTTATGCTGATAACAGATATAATTGGAATCGTATTTCAGGACAGTGGGCAGCTTTGATGGAACGTCTAAAGCTACAATACCCTGATACTGAAAGTCGAGCAATGCCAAAGGAAATGTTTGTATATAGGACTTCGTAATGATTTTATCTAGGTCTCCTCTCAGAGTTAGTTTTCTCGGTGGTGGTTCTGATCTTCCAGAATATTATTTGAATGCAAACAATGCGGCTACTCTATCAACATCAATTGATAAGTATATGTACATTGCATTGAATAAAGCTTCAAAAGATCATTACAAGATTGTCTATGACAATATCGAGATTAAGAATTCTGTAGAGGAGATCGAGCATTCTAGAATACGAAATATTTTTAAAAAATATAATGTTCCACTAGGATATGAAATATCTTCTTTCTGTGAGTTTCCAACAAAGGGTACAGGTCTTGGCTCTTCATCTTCATATACAGTAGCAGTTCTGAATGCATTGAAAGTAGGTAAAACAAAATATGAATTGGCACAAGAAGCATATCACA